CTAAGGCGTTGACTGCTTGTCCACTAACAATACTATTGATTGCATTTTTTGTTGTTGGATCTATTCCTGCAATATCACCCCCTAGTAGTGCTTGTGCTACTTGTTGCCTATCAACAGCAGCTTTTTCTCCTCCATTCGCCTGAGATAGTATTCCACTAGCTAAATTTAATCCACCAACTTGCAATGGATTAAGTTCACTCTGACTATATGAAGCACCAATATTATCAGATACTTGCTGAGGAATTGGTAGGAAAATATCAGCTTCTCTAACTTTTTTTTCTGCTTCTAGTCCACCAGCACCAAAGTTTGGTGATCCATCTGAGTTTAAATTATTCCAAATATCATTTAAATTTGGAACTTTAGCGAATTTTGTTATATCAATCTTTGGATTTTCTTTATCTGTTGCGTCTATTATATTAGGAAGTCCAAATAAATCACCACCTCTTATATTATCAAATATCTGAATTCTTAAACAGTCAGTAGAATTATCAATTCTTTTCAGAGGATAACGAAATATTGTTTTGTCCAGACCAGTATTTTGAGGTCTCATTGGATTAACTGGATCCCCACCCGCACTTTCTAGCGAGTTAGCAATCTTCCTAGCTCTCTCAGCAGCTTTCGGAGGTTTATTAAATCTAGTAATTCTACTAATTCTAGTTTCTGCCATTTATATGGTTTTTACTTATTTAGCCCCCAACTTTAAAATCTCTGATAGGCAGCATCATAACGTCTCTCAACTCTGATGGATAAATTTCATAAATGCCATCCGATATAACTTCACTTGCAAGATAATTTCTTATTGACTGACCTCTTCCCAACCAATGAAAGTTTTGTGCTATCCACCCATTGTCTGATAGACTACGCATTTGAATAACGGGATTTCTATCGTATCTTAAACCAGGAGTGATTGCAACATACTTATAGACGTATAGTTTTCCTGGTATTGGAGCTTCTGATTTTTGAAGTACAGATAGCAACTGATCCATTACAATATCTGGATCTCTAACACCAGTTACCTTATTTGTAATTCCACGAATTCTATTGCGATTTTCATCAGTATCTGTAGGTCTTTGAGATGCTTCTGCTGCCGCTTTTGCTGCTCTCTGTTCAGCAAGTTTTCTTCTCTGAGATTGAAGTAAAGTTTCTCTTTTTACCATTAGTTGATACCGAGTTCTTTCTCTGTCATTACTTTAAACTCCCACATCCGATCAGCACAAAACTCCTGTGCTGCTTTCCACTTTGCCTGATTTTTGGCATATTCATATGCCTCATTTAGGTATTTTTTTGTCTGCCTTTTTGGTTTGGGTGGAGGAGAACATTGTCTCAAAGGTTTTACTTCAATCAAAGATGATCTGATCTTACCACTTATATCTTTATACTTAATGAAAAAGTCTGGAAAGTATCTATGAACATTATTATCAATGGGTGAACGGTAAGGAATACAAAACTCTTCAGATTGCCATTCTATAACACTTGGATTATTGTCACAGTAAACCATAAACTTACGTTCCCAGAGAGAACGATACACGATATTGGTTACATCACCCTTATATTTTTGAGGATAGGAAGGTTTGTATTTTCCCTTATATGACATCTAAATAATTAAACAATCACCTAAGAGTATTTAGAGTGCCAAGACCAATTCCCAAAAAGATATCTCAGATAAAACCAACTTTAACTAATGTTGCCCTAACCAATCATTATGCTGTAGAATTTGGAATACATCAATATGAGTTAAGATCATACCTAAAGGATAGAGGTCTCGACTCTAGATATATTACCGAATCTATTGGTCTTCTCTGTAGTAGAGCACAACTTCCTGGTAGTGGTTTAGCAACCGCAGATATTGTGGGAAACTATCAGGGTGTGTCAGAAAAGATGGCACATAGTAGATTGTTCACCAGAATGTCAATGGAGTTCTATGTGGACACTGGATATAGAAGTCTGAAGTTCTTAGAACACTGGATGGAATTTATTGCTAGTGGTTCAACGACTGGTAGAGATCAAGTTTCTCAAACTAGTGAAAACTATTACTTTAGGATGAGATATCCTGAAGAATATAAATCCGATGAAACTAGAATTATAAAATTTGAAAGAGATTATAAGAGATATATTGAATATCGATTTTGGGGATTATTTCCAATATCGTTAGATTCTACTACGATATCATATGAAGGTACAAATTTATTGAAAGCAACAGCAACATTCCATTTTGATAGATATATTTCTGGTCTGTCACGTTCTCTAAATGTTAGTCAAGGAGATGATGGTAATAAAAATCAACCACCAATAGGAACTGGACTAGGATCTAACAATTCAATCAACGCTCAACAACAAGCATCTGTATATGGAAATGGTAATTCTTTCCTTTCAAATGTAGGAAGTTTTTTAAATAATGATCTTGGATTTAAGATGCCTGGATTAGTATCAAATTCTAATTGGACAACTGGTGGTTCAATTCTTTCTGATTCACAGGTCGCTGGCGGATTGTTGGGTGAAAGAAATATCATATAACCTCTCTAAATAATTTTACTGACGTGCATGAATTGTAATGCCTTTACCCAAAATTTCTACTCCAACTTATGAGTTGGTAATTCCTTCAACAAATAAAAAAATTAAGTACAGACCATTTTTAGTTAAAGAAGAAAAAGTTTTAATTATTGCGATGGAAAGTGAAGATCCATCACAAATTGCTGCAGCAGTTAAAGATGTCATCAAATCTTGTATTATTTCAAGAGGTGTAAAAGTAGAAGAACTTTCTACATTTGATATTGAATATTTGTTTCTCAACATTCGTGGCAAGTCTGTTGGTGAAGAAGTTGAAGTCCTTGTAACTTGTCCTGATGATGGGAAAACTAAAGTTCCTGTTGTGATTGGACTTGATGAAATTCAGGTTCAGTTTGATAAGAATCATTCTAAAGACATCAAACTTGACGATACTCTTACAATGCGTATGAAGTATCCATCTATGGAAGAATTTGTCAAGAATAACTTTAGTGTAACGGATGTTAATCTTGACGAAACCTTTAATGTCATTATGTCATCTATTGAGCAGATTTATAATGAAGAAGAATCTTGGACTACAAAGGACTGTACAAAGAAAGAACTTCTTGATTTTGTTGAAGGTTTAAGTTCGAAGCAATTCAAGGATGTTGAAAACTTTTTTGCAACAATGCCCAAATTATCACACACTATCACAATTACTAATCCCAACACTAAGGTGGATAGTGAAGTTGTTCTTGAGGGATTAGCAAGTTTTTTCGGGTGAGTATGGCTCATACAGATCTTGAGTCATACTTCAGAATTAATTTTGCCTTGATGCAGCATCATAAATATAGTTTAACAGAGTTAGAAAATATGATACCTTGGGAAAAAGAAATTTACCTTTCATTTCTCAAGCAATATATTGAAGAAGAAAATCTAAAGGCACAACAGAATGGCTGAAGAAAGGTCACAAGTAACAACAGCATCTCCTGTAACAGGAGGACAGACCACTGCAGCTCCAGATGAAGTAACTACTTCTCTATTAAATAGAAATTCTCTCCAACTAATAAACCTTTCTAGATCAGTTACAGTCTTGAGTAATCAAATGACTGCACTATCTGGATCTCTTCAATCTGTTGGTAGAGGTTTAGCAACAACCCAATCTTTAGAAAGGCAAAAAGAAGCACAAGAACAGGCATTAGAAAATAAATTATCACAGCAACAACTTAGAGAAGGAAAAGAATCTTTAATTGAGAAAAAGATTGAAGCGTCTGCTATTGCTCCCGCACAGAAATTAGCAGGACAAGCACAATTCACCTTAGGAAGATTGCAGAACTTCTTCCTTACATTGATTGGTGGGTGGTTGGTTAATAAAGGGATTGATACAATCAATGCTTTATCAACTGGTAATACAAAAGAGTTAGAAAATATCAAAAATAAAACCTTACTAGGTCTTGCTACTATTACTGGAATTTTTGTAGCATCAAACCTTGCTATCGCCAAGTTAGTTAGTGCATTTGGATTGGTTGGTATTGGTCTTACTGGATTAGCTATTGCGGGTCTTTTTACAACGCCAGGACAAGAGTTATTAAACTTTTTAATTGGTGCAGGTGCAAATGCATTCAAAGGTATTAAAGATTGGTGGGATAATGCATTTGGTGGAGGAAATAATAATAATAATTCAAATTCAACAACTCCACCTCCACCACCTCCACCAGGTGCAACGCCACCTCCAGAACCACAAGTTGGGGCAGGAAGCACTGAATCTCCACAGCCACAAGAAGATCCAATAACACCTCCAACGCCACCACAAGATTCAATAACACCTCCACCAGCACCAATTCCAGGAACAGAACCTCAAGAACAAGAATTAAACAAAGGTGGTGAAGTAGAAGGTCCTCCAGGAATTGATAAAGTACCTGCAAAATTAACTGCTGGCGAGTTTGTAATGCCAGTTGATGCAGTTGAAACTTATGGATTAGATTTTATGAAAGCAATTCAAACTATGAGTTTGGATAGCAGGAATAAAGTAGGTGAAGATGCCGTTCAAGCAATGAATACTGGTGCAGATGCAATGATGGGTAAAACATCAGATCCAGATTATGTAAATGATAGAAAAAATACTGACGTTGATCGCTCTTTAGATGCAACTCTCGCAAGAGAGGATATGTTGCTAGATATAGCATTAGATAAAGAAGCACAAAAAGCACCCGAAGTTAGTCCTGCAGCAACAATTCAGTCAACACAAGCATCTTCACCACAACAAATTAAAATATCTCCAATTTCTAAAGACAATACAGTTTCTGATATAATATCACAATCTACTGAGCAACCAGCATCAGTAATTGTCATGCCGTCTTCTAATCAATCATCTGCTGCTCCTGCACCTCAACAAGTTCCTGCCGCATCAGGTAGTGTTGGTGGGGTACCTTCATTTCCTAGCAAAAATTCTAGTGATATGTATATTTTGACAACTCTTTCACTTCTTAATGTGGTCACTAACTGATGGCATTACAAAATACATTACTTCAAAATAGCATAAGTTTAGGAAAAATAACAAAGTCCTTTGAATCTTTCGGGAAAGGACTAACTAATGCATCAAAAACGTCTAGTAATATTTCATTATCATTAAATATTGGCAATAGAAAAAAAGAACAGGCAATATTAAAGAAAAGAGAATTATTTGATACTAGAAGATCGGCAGTAGAAAGGAAAGAAAGAGAATCTGTCATCGAAGCAGGTAAACTTGGAAGTATTGTTTCATCAGCATCAAGAACCATTTCTGCAAGTACAAAAGGTTTTCTTGGTAGAGTAATGGATTTTGTGGGAACAATTGTTCTCGGTTGGCTCCTTGTAAATTTACCAGTTATTATCGAATCTGTAGGAAAACTAATTAATAGAATTCAAAGAGTATATGGACTTCTTACAGGATGGTATAATCAAACAACAGAATTCTTTAGTACATTTACTGAAGAATTGAGTTCAATAGGAAAGTCTATAACCGGTGCATCTTTGTTTGACGCTTCTCCCGAACAAAAACAGATGGATGAAGCAGCTGAAAAAGTTGAGAAGGGAACTAATGAATTGACTAACGATTATAATCGTATGGTAGAACAATTTAAAAATTTTGACATTGTAAAAGAAATTAAGAAATTTTTGGGTTTTGAAACTGAAGAAGATAAATTATCTACAAATTCTGGTAATACTGTAAATCAATCATCATCACCACAAACAACATATCCAAATTCACAATCATACGACGCAGAAAAATTAACTAACTTAGTAAGAAGTGTTGGAATACCTGAAGATAAGGTTTCAACTATGGTTGCTGTAGCATTAGCAGAATCTGGTGGAAATCCTACAACTGACACTGTAAAATCTGGATTGGATCCCGAAAAGAAAAATGAATTTTCACTAGGACTATGGCAAATCAATATGATAGGTCGTATAGGTGAAGATAGAAGAAAACAATTTGGTATTTCTTCAGATGAGGAACTTTATGATCCTGTTGTAAATGCTAAAGCAGCACTTGCAATTTTAAATTCTCAAGGTCTCAATGCTTGGGGTGCATATACCAACAATTCGTATAAGAAGTATCTGCCTGCAGCACAAGCATCATTTGAAAAGGTAAAGAGTACACCACCAATTACTATTCAATATAAACCAAAAACATCTTCTTCAGTAAAGACAGAACCACCAGCACAAATCAATTCTTCTAAAAGATATAGTAAAGGTGATGATGTTTCATTCATTGGTGCTCCAGCAACAATCACTGATGTTCCTGGTTCAGCAAGACCACATGGTAGTCATGGTGGTATTGATATTGGAGTTGATCCAAACTTATTCATTGCATTGACAGTTGATGCTGAAGTTATTGGTGTTGCTTCTGGTGGCAATTATGGTAAAGTCATTGATATTTGGGTTCCATCTATGGGAATTCAATTAAGATTTGCACATTGCAATAGTTTTGTTCATGCCACTGCAGGTAAAAAACTACCTGCAGGAACTTCTTTTGCTACGACCGGCAATACTGGTAGAAGTACTGGACCACATATACACTTTGAAGCCGATACAGTTAGAGGTCAGATGAGATATGGTGGCAATACAAATCCTGCACCATATATTTCTTTAATCAAACTTACAACTGCAAAAGTTGAAGGTCAAAAAACAGCAGCAAATTTCACACCTCAAAAACAATCTAATCCAAATTCATTTACTCCACCAGCAAGAAACGTTGCACAAAACTTCAATAAACCTAAGAAAAAACCAACTATTATACAGCAAGCAGATACTGGCGGGGGATCCCCACCACCTGCACCAGTTCAAGTTGCTTCTGCATCTAATGCACCTATAAGCATCCCCACCTCTGGTAGTGGGTTAAATATATCAGATATCTTTCTTCACGAACTAGCACAAGTATAAATGTCAGTCCCAACAGCGTCAGATAGATCAGTTTATGAAGAGATACTTATAGAATCTACAGTTAATGATAGTACTGTAGATTTGAGAATAGGTGTGCAATCATTTGATTATTATGAAAACGTATTTTCTCCATCTATTACTGCAAAAATTTTAGTAACAAATACTGGTAATAGTGTTAATGGTACGACAGTCAATCAAGGATTGCCATTAAGAGGTGGTGAGAGAGTATCAATTAGGATTGCACCAAACTATAAGGAAAATATTCCTCTAGATTTTTCTAAAGAAGGTGATCAATTATACGTCTCAAGTATTACAAACGTAATCACTACTGAAACTACTGAAACTTTTGTTCTCAATCTGTGTTCAAGAGAAGCAATAACTAACGAAACATCTAGGGTTCCTGTAAAGTTTCCAACATCATCACCAATTTCAGCATCTGTAGA